TTGATGCGTCATTATCTTGCAACGGATGAAACAATGCATAAAACCACGGGCTGTAGTGTCATAGTTTACTTACAACCACGTGATAATGTGCAAGAAGCTACAGAGAATTTTGTTGATATCTACAGCGAAAAAGGAAGAATTTTGGTGTAGATTATCTTCATTGGATAAAGCACATGTCTGTTCTTAGCGACAAAGAGATCCGTAAATTAGCTGAGGAAGGGATGATAACTCCTTTCCAGGATTATCTTGTCAATAAAGAAAACGATGTCCCAGTCTTAAGTTATGGGCTTAGCTCGTATGGATATGACATTCGTTTATCTCCTAACCAATGTCTTTTATTTGGCGGTGTGCAGCATGGTATGTGCGATGCCAAAAACTTTGATCCTGAAATTTTAAAAGAAACTGAATTGCATAAGGATGAAAGGGGTCAATATTTTATTATTCCGCCTTATGGTTACTGTTTAGGCGTTGCTATTGAACATATTAAGCTCCCACGAGATGTCACTGTAGTTGCTGTGGGCAAGTCTACATATGCCCGTGCTGGCATTATGGCAAATATTACACCAGCTGAAGCTGGCTGGGAAGGCCATTTGACTTTAGAAATTAGTAACTGCACTCCATTGTTTAATAAAATTTACGCTAACGAAGGTATCTGTCAGCTCTTGTTTTATCAAGGAGAGCCTTGTGAAGTTAGTTACTTTGAACGTAAAGGCAAATATAACAAACAACCTTATGAAGTAGTCCTTTCTAAAGTCTAAAATTTTAGTATGGCTAGACTAAGGGTATAGCTTTAGTAATAAAGCCTACTGGTTGACGGTTGTGGCTTATCTGCATAATTTGTTGAACCGGCCCTGCCAAATCGATCTCCTTCGATAAAAGCAGGGGTTTGTCCTTCTCTGGTTGTATATGGCTGATCGTAGTTTCTTTTCTGGCGAAACTTTCCAGCTGAACGAGCTGATTTCAAGAACTTTTCAACACGACGCTGCTGTCCTACGTTGCGAGTATCCGCAGCACGGGCAATTTCTTTTTCATCATCATCTAACCGGCGAATATCTACGTCGTAAGAACGCTCAGGATTTAAATCGGTAATGGAAGAACCCGAGCTACTTCTTCCTTCACCAATATCTGGAATTAGCATCGAATTGTATCACTTATAATGTAGTTTAAATCAGGAAAATATTCATGGATGCTTTTTTAAATGCTTTCATTGAAGGCAATTATAAATTAAAGCAGCGTTTAACAAATCTAGATACTTTTGGTCAGCCTCTAGATAACGATGCTAATGATGTACCACTTTACGATCAATACAACACTGGCTTAGCTGTTACCCAACAAGACATGCCACGTGATAACTTAAGTATAGATCCTAGAGCGCAACCACGATGCGGATTAACAGGAATGATTCCCAGCGCAGAGATGGGAATTATGCACGGGGCACAGCCTCAACCAAGGCAACTACTGGTGGATATGGGGCAACTGTCGCCGGAGGAACAGGAAGTGTCAATGGCGATGCAAAGGAAACTAAAGCAAGGCGTGAATCGTTGAAGGATTTGTTTGAACCAATTGATACAAATGAGTTGACTGAGATCAGCGATTGTCCAGGAGGTGTCTGTCCTGTCCCCTGGGCAACAGATACTAGTGGTAATGATGAGCCAAAAGAAACATCAATGCGTCCTGTATTAATTAATAACATTAATCATCCTTCACACTACACAGAAGAAGGTGGTATTGAATGTATTGAAGCAATTGAAGCACAACTTACTTTTGAGGAATACGAAGGGTTTCTTCGTGGCAATTGCGTTAAATATTTATGGCGTTGGAAAAATAAAGGCGGTGTGGAAGATTTAAAAAAATGTCGTTGGTATCTTGATCGTCTTATTGAAGTAGCAGACGCAGAGAAAAATTAATCTCTTTGGCGCCAGTCGTCTGTTTTTTCCTGGCTAAACCATTCCACAATGTCATCCGCACTGTCAAAACCGGTGCGGTAATTTTGTGGGTCTGGATCACCAAGATCCATTGCATTCATAAAACCATCAAGACTGTTTTGTTTCATTTCTGGGTTATGAGCAATGCGTCGTGCGCGCCTTAAAAGCTCACCTGCTGATCGATTAGCTTTAGCTAACTTCTCAGCCCAAATCATATCTTTTAATTGAACTGGTTCTTTACAAGAAATTTTGTTACAGATAAATTCAAGACGTAATCTATATTCCGTTGACAACATGCACTACTGTTTATTCTGTTTTGATTATAAGTGATTCGCAACAAAAAACTTAAAAAGGAGCAAAATCATCTCCTTCTTCGTCTTCATAATTTTCCTCGTTCATCATTGATAAAGCAAGTTGCGCTAACTCAATATCAGAAGGAAGGTCAAATTCTAGCTCGATGTCTTCTGCTTGCAACATATCTTTAACTGCTTGAATCTGTAGCAAATGCTGGTGATAAAGATTCAAAATGGCATCTTGAAGTTCATCCCATGTCATCTCTTTGACGGCAATCTCTGCCTTACGCATTGCCAATTGAAGATGCAGTGGCATATCAAATTCCTTAGTGGTAGATTCACCCATACCGTTTGCCATTACTTTATTTATTTTAGTCCAAACATTTAAAGATTGAATCTAACTCATCTTGGGAAAAATCCGTATAAGGATCGGATTCAAGATCAAAATCATTGGCGAACTCAGACAATGTGTAGGGACTTACTGATTCTTGCAGTGTACGTATAGCACGTACCTGATGTGGAGCAGCAACATAATTCCTGAAAGCCTTTAAAAGTATGTCATCTGATGTCCAGGAATTTGTATTGTATTCCTGAAGAAATAATTTAACTTCTTGCCTACGTCTGTCAATTAATCCACCAATGGCTTGATGCGTGGCATCAAAAATCCATTTAGTGATTTCTCGGGATGCCTGGATATAATCTTCCTGTTCGCACCAGTCAATAATACTGCTATAAAGAAAAGGTTCCCAGCCTACTGAATGGACAAAAGAAATTAACGCGTTAAGCATAGAGGCATCAAGACCTAAGTTTAATTTGTTTAGTTCATTAGCAATAACGTTTACTTCTTGCAGTAAATACTCCATTGCTTTTTGCTTGGTGCAGAGATGTCCTTGCTTGACCGGAGATCCATCTGGGTAATAAGTAGTACCATAGCCAATAAGATAGGCTTCCTGGCCTGTCGTAGGGTCACAGAAAGCCTTCTCATGGAACCCCTCAAATTTTTTAATCAGCTGAACAGCTTCTTTGTAGGGGTACATATTGGTACATTAATTACCAATATATTATCTTATTTCTTCAGTGCAGTGGTTACAGGAAATTTAATTTTTGAGTATTCTGCATACAGATGTTGTTCCTATATTCAATTTTCTACCTATTTCACTTTTGGAAACCCCTGAGCTAAAAAGATCTTTAACTAAATTTTTAGTTTCAGCAGAAATGCAACAGCGTCTATTGCTAGCCTGTTTTTTATTGGGTATCCAAATACAGTTAGAAGGGGAGTAATCTCCGTTAACATCTTTTCGTTCGATGGTCATGCTAGTTGGTCTTGGTCCCATTACTCTGCAAAACTCTTCAAAGGATTGAAAAGAATTTTTAATTCCTCTGCCGCCATAATTTTTATAGTCCTTACACTTTGGATTTGTACATCTATAGTTTATAGATACCCATGTTTTATAAAGTGGATGTTTTGAGTATCCGTGTTTAGTTGCTTTTTCTTTTTGTAAACATCCGCAACTTAATGTCTTACCAGAATTCAAGCTCATTCCATAAGTAGTGAATATGGTTCCACACGAACAAAAAACAACCCAGCGAGTTGTCTGATGTTTATTACTAGGACTGTAACCTAATACTGTTAATCGCCCATAAATTTTGCCTTTTTTGTCTACGACACAGCCATATAATTTGCTCTTAACCTTTTCCTTGTCCACGGAGCCGTTTTCGTCGGGGTTTCATCTTACTATTTTTAGACTGCCCCTGATGAGTTTTCTTGGGTTTGCCAATGACGTAGCCGCCGCCTTTTTTCATTGGATTTATTTATCTCTTTGAATTTTACCAGATATTTAATCCACTAGCAACAAAGATAAAAGGTAATACGGCCCACGCTTTGCACGACCAGTAGCCTGCAGTTAGTTTACTCTTTTTTTCATCACATTTGTGTCTAGCTCTAAAGCTTTTGCGTCTGGCAGGATCATTTTTTTTGATTGTCATATTTGCATCACCAAAGCGGATAATCGTTTGTTTATTTCCCTCACAGCCTTTTACGACAGATTTTTTGCCGCCTCTAACGTCCCGCCTTGGTTTATTACATGCCATCTTGTCTTTATGTAATTTCGCTGCTTTAGCAGCTTTCTTATGTTCTGCCACTATTAACCAAATAAAGAGCTATATGAACCCATCATACTTCCCCCTGAATTAAAGCTATCTT